CAGTGCTATATGGCAGTTAATAACTTTGTCCGTACTAGAGTAGACGAGCAAGGTATAACCCGCAATGAGTTTAATTGCTTAGATGTGCTACGTGAAATACTTACTTCATGGGGTTGCAGAATATTCATGGCTAACGGAGAATGGAATATCGTACAAGTTAATCAAGCGTGTAATAGTACCCGATACTTCACACGCTACGATGGCGCGGGAAGTTATTTAAATGATGGTACGGTAACTGGATTTAAAAACATTCCAACCGATGCCATATTCGTAGAAGGCGACCAACTGAAGATATACAAGAAAGGATTTAACAATTTTATAGGGTTTAAGCAAATAGAGTTCCCTGATAATATGCTTTTCAATGCCAACCTAAAGCAATTAACGGCGGGTAATGCTGATTTTTGGACTGAAACAGTAGCTGGAACGGGATTAGTTTCCGTAAGGGAAAACCAAACTAAAGAACTAAATGCCTTTATTTTGGCATTAGGAGACATTACAACGGGCGCACTAGCGCAGGTGGATAGCCTTAGCCAAATACCAATAACGCGCAATGAAAGCCCTAAAATTCAGTTTAGGATATACAATACAACGGCTAACCTAGATGGTGGTGGTGCATTATTGCCAAATTGCATATTAAAGATTATAGTAAGCGATAGTGGTGCTAGTTACTATCTAAATGAAGATAATGAGTGGCAGATATTAACAATTGGAACTACAAACTATTACAGAGTAAATGACAAAACGGATGACAGCCTTGTAAACCTTGAAGAAATACCATTACCGCCAATAAGCGGGATATTGTCATTCGGGGTGTTAATTCAAGGTAGCGGGGTTAATACGCAATCTGCTTTAATTATAGGAGATTTTGAAATTACGCAAGAAAGCCAATACCGCTCTGTATTGATGACGGCAAAGATAAATAACACTAATTCTTATCGCAAAGATGTAGTATTCCCACATGGCTATAACATTGATACTACAAATCTTCTAGGCGACACCCGACCTGGTTTCTTAGGCGCTATAACCGATGTAGACGGCAATCAAATCTATGGCTGGTATATGCAGGAAAGATTGGGAACGGATAACTACTTTAGTTTAGCGCATTTGATGTTTCAAAACTACATCAATATGTTAAGGCAAAACCTTATTAATATTGATTCAAGTATTTACGGATTATTGACTGCAACGGATGTAATGACTTTCACCGATACAGACCCCGCTCAAATTAGCGTAACGGGTAAGAAATATATTATCGGTTCAACTACCTTTGATAGCCAACAGAACGAATTAATAGGTACTGTATTACAGACCGATAACACGCACCAAGAAGTAACGGTTACAACTGTATATGATAACGGTATCGGTATTGGTATTGCGCAAAATATGCATAACGGAGCGGGGCTATCTTCGGCGGCTGCGTGTCTGTTTAATACCTACACATTAACCAAGTACACAGAGCAATTCTTACCAGTCGTTAATGATGTGGTTTACAATGATATTGACCTTACTTTGCCATTTAGCGGCGGTACATTATGGTACAAGTTCTTTATACCCTATTTCAATACGACCCGTTCGTATAGAATTAATGCAAGTGGGGTTATAACCGATGTATCAACTTGTTAGAAAATACGTTAAATTTGTAACATGGCAAACACACTAAAAGGCTCAAATATCGTTATATATCGTGTAACCGATGATGGCGATGTGCCTTTTGGCTGCATGAAGAACGGCGAAGTGTTTTTTGAAGTAGACGAAAAGATTACCAACTCCCAAACATCCGCATTTTGGGAGGACTCAATTCCATCCCTTACCCGTTGGGGTGTAAGTGGCGATGGGCTGCTATTGCTTAACGACCAATGGAACTACTTGTATCTTCTTACCGATGTAGTTAATCGTGAGCAATTTAATGTCAAGTGGGTAATGGATAACGGTACGGTTGAAGGATTGTCCATCATTGAGGGTACTATGTTTATTCGTAACCTTGTATTATCTAAGCGGTATAATGAGGCCGCAATGTACCAAGTGCAATTAAAAGGTAAAGGGCAACCATCTATTAGTGGAACGGTAGTAAATCCAGCCGGTACGACTATCATAGCGGGAACTGCTTTAACGGTGGTTAATGCAACAGCAATAGAGGGGCAAACTACATTTGTATTGGGTGGTGGTATTAGTAAGGACCTAGTTTACGCAAGTAACGGAGGGATAACTAAGTCACCAATCGGATCAGCAGGAACGTTTAATAGCGGGGTAACGTGGGATAGCGCAACGGGTACGGCAACTGTTTATATTCCTGCGGTGGCGGATGAATCATTCTTATTTATTTTACAATAATAATATGAAAAGAATACTAATACTTATTATCGGGTTAATTGGGGTGGCTTATGGGCAAAGCTCTCCCACTTCAAGCAAGACCCGCTTCGTCAACGGCTTATACTTAGGCACTAAACTAGATTCGTACTTTGCCGCAGCCGATTCTAACGCACTCTATTGGAGAGCCGATAGTGTAGTAATGGCGAAGTACAAAGGTACGGCGAGGGCGTTGGCGTTTGCGGTGAGTGGTGGGTATTTACCTATATTAGATACGGCTACAATGCTATCAAAATACTTTAGAACAACTACACAATTAAACGATACTACTTTTGTTATAAATAGACCTGATGCTACTGCTGATACTATTCAACTTAGTTTTTTAGTACCTGATACAACGGGAAAACTATCTATTATTGATACTTCTGCAATGTTAGCACCTTATCGTAGAACATCAACTAAAATCACAAATTCAGACCTTGCCAATAGTACTATTTCAGGAATTGCATTAGGGAGTAACTTAAATAATCTAACTGCGGGTAATGGTTTAAGTGGTACTGCTTACAACGGTGGTACTGCTTACACTTGGCAAGTAGACACATCAACAATAAGTACCAAAGCAAATGTAACGGGTGCTTTAGTGGGTTACACAACAGTTAGTAGGTTTACTGATAGTTTGACCAACGTGCAAACGCGCATTCAAACCAAACAACCACTTGGAAACTATTTAACTTTTGCAGATAGTTCAACCATACTTGCAGGTCGTTGGCTTCCTAATCGTAGCGCAGATTCTATTGCAGTTATTAGAGCATTAGCAAACACAAAACTTAATATTTCCGACACAGCATTAATGCTAACGCCTTTTGTTCAATATTCTGATACTGCTAACCAAATGTCAGGTTATTTACGAAAGAACTTTGCACTACTGCTACAAGATACGGCAGCAATGTTAAGCAACCGTTTAAGGATTAGTGACACGCTTACAATGTTAAGCAATAGGTTGAAAATTAGCGATACGAGCAATATGCTTTCCCCTTATGCTCGTACTGCGAATTTGCCATCATTAGCACCGTATTTATTAAAAGCAGATTCATTGAGTGGGGGGTATACAACGTGGTTGCTTACGAAGAAAAAAATAGATAGTATTGGGGCGTTAAAAGTAAATTATACCGATACGGCTGCTATTGTTGCTAACAGATTAAAGATAAGCGATACAGCTACTATGTTATTGCCTTTTGTTCAATATAGCGATACGGCTTCAATAGTTTCAGGTTATGTTAGGTCGTTAAGGTTTACCGATAGTTTAAATAATGTTCAAACTAGAATACAAACTAAATTGGCTATTGCAGATACCGCAACTATGTTAAGCGGATATACAAGAATCACACGATTTACAGATTCACTAACAGCCGTACAAGCGAGAATACAAACTAAGCAGCCATTAGGGAATTATATAACATTTGCAGATAGTACAACTATCCTGGCAGGCCGTTGGTTGCCTAATCGTTCAGCGGATAGCATTGCAGTCATTCGTGCATTGGCTAATAGTAAGGGAACGGGTAGCGTAACAAGTGTAGCAACGGGAGTAGGATTAAGCGGTGGAACGATTACCACAAGTGGTACGATTTCAGCCGATACAACTACATTATCCACAAGGGCTTATGTTACGGGAACTTTAGTGGGTTACACAACAGTTAGTAGGTTTACTGATAGTTTGACTAACGTACAATCCCGAATACAAACAAAGCAACCATTAGGGGCATACATAACCCTTGCTGATAGTACAACCATACTTGCGGGTAGATGGCTACCTAATAGAAGTGCTGATAGTATTGCCGTTATTCGTGCATTGGCCAATACAAAAGGGGTGGGAACGGTAACTTCTGTAACTGCATCAGCCCCTTTATCATCAAGCGGTGGAACAACACCTAATATTACAATAAGCCAAGCTACAACAAGCACTAACGGATTCCTTACGTCTACTGATTGGAACACCTTTAACGATAAGGCTTCTACTGCAAGTGTAGCTTTAAAACTTAACATAAGCGATACAGCCGCAATGATGTCTAAAAGTTTTAGAACGACTACGCAAGTAAACGACACAACCTTTACTATTAATAGACCTGACGGAACAAAAGATACTATTGCCCTATCGGTTCAAGTACCTTCTACTTCTCAATTAGTATATAATACAGCCCTTACAACGGATGCTGATTATTCATTAGGCTTATCCGATACTTACGTTCAATTAGTTTCTACATCAACACCAAGAACACTAACACTACCCGCAGCATCAACTTGTTTAGGTAGGGTGGTTATTTTAAATTCTAAGGTAGGCGGTGGAAGCGGTTGGACTTCAACTCAAACAATATACACTACTTACCCTACAACGGGTGGCGTAACATCACTAAACGGTTCGGTAGACACTATTATATCAAATGGAACTAATTGGGTATTTTTAACAAGATATTAACTAAATTTGAAATGAAAATAAATACTATGAAATTAAAATTAACGGCACTACTATTAGTACTTTATACGGGCTTATATGCTCAAAATAAAATAGTACTAACAGCCCCAAGATTAGACACATCAAGCCTATCAAACCGTATTAACCTAAAAGCTAACACTAACCTAAATAACGTAAACGGTGTTCTATCTTCTACCTATGGTGGTGCGGGTTCTGTTAGTGGTATTTTAAAAGCCGATGGTTCAGGGGTGGTAAGTCCAGTGATTG